ATCAAGATTGACCGTGATGACGTTCTTTGCTGCGCTGTGCCGCTGTACACCCATTACATTGACGAGAACCACATCGAAACCGTGACTTGCAACGAGGAAGATTATGAATAAGCACAACTGGCCTTTCTTTACAGACCTTGGCGAAGCAAACTGGACTGGACGCACAGACCGCACTATGCGTTACCAGACTCGCTACACACGGGCTGACGAGCAAATCTCAGTAGTTGCGTGGATTGGCGGCGCTTTGTTTCTGGCAATGGTATTTGGCTATATTCCTCTTTTATGGGTGTTGATGATATGACTGACCAACGATTAGTAAAGCAACTCGACTTGTATGAACGTGCCTACCTTGTGCTGACAATGTGGGCAGAGGATTACAGCAACATCGATGAGGATCATCAGAAAGTCATTGATGATTTGCAACGAGAAATCAAACGTATTACGAAGGAGTTGGAACGCAAGCCTGCTTATTGGATGCATTGCGATGGGCCGAAAGCACGAATTGTGTTTACCGCAGAGCCTGGTGCTGTTGCCATGTACCGTCAGGAGGAACGATGAACCAACTCAACCTAATTATCAATACGCTACAAAATTGTTCAGTGTTTCAACCTAAGAATTATTATGAAATTGACAAAGCTTTAGCTGCTGCTCTTGAGTTGCGTGAAAAGTTAGCCAAGCCTGAGCAAGAGAATGAGGCTTACAGCTATGCAAAGCGTCTTGCCGAGTTTATTTGGAAAGAGCATTACAAAGAAGAATCGCCTGACTGGACACCATTGTCGGATGTTCTTGGTGTGTTGACGCAAATTGACAATATGACTTGTGGTCTTGAGAAAGCCAAGCCTGAGCAAGAGCCATACTTTTGTAAAGACTGTGGTAAGGGATTGCTTGGCAAGGAACACATTCACACTTGTAGCCCACAGGTAAAGCGTCAATGGGTCGGGCTGACGGATGATGAAGTTGTTGCTTGTTGGGCAAGACCGGATATGTTTGCGATTGCACACGCCATTGAAAACGCATTCAGGAGAAAGAACACATGAGCCAAGTTGCTAGAAATTCCGATCCAATTACTAGTTGGGCTGCTGCCGACTCTGCAAAGGCTCTAGCGGCTCAACACGCCACGATAATCATTGCAGCCTTAGTCAGGTATGGGGCAATGGGCAAAGACGGTATAGCCACGATTACAGGACTTGATGGCAATCAGGTAGCCAGGCGGCTAAGTGAATTAGAACGCAACCACGAGATCCTGCTGACTGGTCGCAACGTGCAAAGCAAATCTGGTCGAGCCGAACGGGAATGGAAAGTAATGCCAAAACAGATGGATTTGATATGAGCTACATCATTGGAAACTTACCGCCGATTAAGTGTTTTGTGCGGCGTGAGTATTTGTACAACTTTGAAAAAGGCCACGGTGAACTAGAACCTTGCATTTGGGTAAGCATCAAAGCAATCCGTGGGCAAGTGTTTCGCATTGAAAGCCTGTTGCCACGGTACGGCGCTTTGTACGACAAACTTCCTATTCAGGCTTACGTTTGGAATACCAAGCACGGCGATTTGAATTACGACATATTGCAACTGTGGGATTGCATGGGTTACAGGTTTACGGTCCATGAAAAGATTGGTTTGCGTAACCTTGGTGTTAAATTTTTAGGAAAAGACAAAGAATGGCATTTTGGTAAATACCTGTTTACCGTAGACTTTTGTGCCGACGCTATGGACGTAGACACCGGATTTACTGAAGTTGCTGAAGAACACAAATCATTTAACTTTATCCGGTTAGATAATGGGCAGTTTGCAGCGCAGCCAAATAATCGTTGCCTTTGGTATGACCAGTCGCTGATACCCGCTGAAACGATATTCCCAGACTTTCAGGCATCACGCCATATTTGGACAGTCGACGGATCACGCAAATGGTCAGTTGGTGACGATTGGTTCTACGACATAGAGGCCAAGCATGAGTGAATACAGCCCACACCCTTGCATAGAATACATTTACGACAACGCACCACACTACGCCAAGGCTAAGGGAGAACTAGCGCAGCTGGAGGCGTTTAAATCAAGCCTAAAGGCTATTCTGATGAAGAAGTCAGGCGAAACTACAGCAGCTGCCCAAGAAAGAGAGGCTTACGCTCATCCTGATTATCAAAACTTATGTGATGCAATCGGCGCAGCAACTGAGAAGGCAGAATTGTTAAAGTGGCGGCTAACGAGCGCACAGCTCAGGTTCGATGCCTGGCGCACAGAACAAGCCAGTAACCGACAAATTGAGAAAATAACAAAATGATCGACTATTCTGAAAGTTTGATTAAACTTGCCGTGTTGGTCGCTCATTACCGTAAACTTGTCTTAAAGGGTCAATTCGACGCAGCAGCTGACGCAGCCGTGGATATGCAAATTGCTGTAGTTAACTTGCAAGAATGGACTGAGGCTCAATGTACCGAAATCCCAAACTCTTAGTGGCTTGTCGCCAGCTGCCGTGCCAACTCTGCGAAATTGAGGACGGTACGGTTGTTGCGGCCCACTCAAACCAGTTAGTGGATGGTAAGGGCAAAGGCATCAAAGCGTCTGATTACAGGGTCGCAGCCCTATGCTTTACTTGCCACATGGATCTCGATCAAGGCAATAAATTGAGCAAAGACCAGCGCAGGGAGTTTTGGGAAATGGCGCACCGACGCACGATTGGCGAGTTATTTGAACGCAATTTGATTAAATGTTAGCCACGCTGCAACTTCCCTTACCACCATCAGTAAACACTTACTGGCGCAATTTCAACGGCAGAACAATACTGTCCAAGTCTGCTAGGGACTACAAACAATCCGTCAAAGACTACGTTTTACTAAACAAAATCCCATACTTTGGCGATGCCAGACTTCAGGCAATCATCACAATATTCCCTAAAGACCGTAGAAAACAGGATTTGGATAACAGACTCAAAAGTTTGCTAGACAGTCTAGGCAACGCAGGCGTGTTTGACGATGATAGCCAGTTTGACAAAATAGAAATAGGCAGAGGGGTGATAAAAACTGGCGGCGGTTGTACAATAATTATAGCTACCCTATGAGGCCATCATGGATTATCCTGCCGTTTTTGTCGCAACCTTGTTCCACAGCGGAACAAACGCACACTTCATGCACTTGCAAACCGACTCTTATGCCAAGCATAAAGCGTTGCAAAAATACTACGAAGGCATCATTGATTTGACCGACAGCTGGGCAGAGGCGTACCAAGGGTGTTACGAGCAGATTAAAAGCTATCCAAAAGACTTCCATTTAGCCACAGATCCCGTCAAATACATCACAGGTGTCAAAGCCTTTGTAAAAGACATTCGGGATGAATTGCCTAAAGACACAGAGCTGCAGAACCTAATCGACGAGATTGCGGGACTTATTGATTCAACACTTTACAAACTTAAAGCCTTTAAATAAAGGAAAGTCATGGATGCTCAAAGATTAGCCCAATTGTTGCAAATGGAACAAAATCGGCAAGCGGAACAAGCAAAATATTTACAAAATTTGCCAAATGCTCAGTCTGATTACAAACCAAATTATCAGAATTTGCTTTTGCCAGCAGATTATCAACCAAACTATCAATATGCTCAGGTTGGCATGACGGATAAAGACCGTCAATTTGCACAAGAGCAAATGAATCAATCGATGCAAGACCGAGGTATGGGGATGCCAGTTCCAATGCCATCAGCACCATCTAATGGTTTAGGTTCTGTGCCAATGGGTCAATTTATGCCGCAACAGGGCGCTATGGGCGGTCAACCTGTTCCGATGCCAACAGTCGGCGGTATGGGGCCACTCAGCGTACAAGAAATGGAATATATCCGTTCTTTAAGCAGATAAGGATATTGCAATGACGGCGGCTTGGCAACGCAAAGAGGGACAGAACGCTGCTGGCGGTCTAAATGCTAAGGGTCGAGCGAGTGCCAAAGCAGAGGGCATGAACCTCAAGCCACCAGTTAAATCAGGCGATAATCCACGCAGAGCTAGTTTTCTTGCACGGATGGGCAACACAGCAGGGCCAATGGAGAAGGACGGAAAACCGACCAGACTAGCGTTAGCCTTGAAAGCATGGGGTGCATCAAGCAAGGCAGACGCAATCGCTAAAGCACACGCTATTAGCAAACGTAATAAGTAAGCTAAACTATCTCATAGACTTAAACTATCACAATTGGATAAGTTAATGGCACAAGCTAAAGTAGCTAAAACTAGGTCAAGGATTGGTGGTCGAGCTGTAGGTACGCCTAATAAGTCCACAGCGAAGGCTAGAGAAGCGATTGCAGCGTTCGTTGATGGTAATGCCCACCTGTTGCAAACGTGGCTTGAGGAGATCGCTACGGATGAACGGTACGGGCCAAAGACAGCGTTTGAATGTTTCATGGCTGTCGCTGAATACCACGTTCCTAAACTTGCCCGAACCGAACATACTGGTGCAAACGATGGCCCGATCGAACTGGTGGTCAAGTGGCAAGACGGGAAGTAACGCTGCCTTACAGTCCAAGGGACGCTTTTAAACCGTTTCACAACCGCACCGAGCGTTGGGCTTGCTTGGTTGCCCACCGTCGAGCAGGCAAGACTGTCGCAGCTATTAACGACATTATCCGTGCCGCACTCATGTGCAAGACTGAAAGCCCACTATTTGCTTACATTGCACCGTTTCGCAGCCAAGCTAAGTCTGTGGCTTGGGACTACATCAAACGCTTTGCAGCACCAGTTCTTGCATCGAGCAATGAGGCCGAGCTGACGGTTGAACTCATAACGGGCGCAAAGATACGCTTATTTGGCGCTGACAATGCTGATGCAATGCGTGGAGTCGGTCTTGATGGCGTGTTTATGGACGAGTATGGGGACTTTAGACCGTCAGTTTGGGGTAATGTAATCAGACCTTTACTGTCAGACAAACAAGGTTGGGCTGTCTTTGCAGGAACTCCGAAGGGCAAAAATCAATTTTGGGACATCTACGAAACAGCTAGGCGAACGCCTGACGAGTGGTTTCATCTTGTCCTAAAGGCTAGTGAATCTGGACTGTTGCCCGAAGCAGAACTCAAAGCCGCTGCCGCACAAATCTCACCAGACCAGTTTCTACAAGAGTTTCAATGCTCATTCGAAGCTGCCATTGTCGGCGCTTTCTTTGGCGAGGATTTACGCAAAGTGACTGAGGCCGGACAAGTAAGGCGTGTTGACTACGATCCGCATATACCCTGCCACACTAGTTGGGACTTGGGTTATCGAGATGACACGGCAATTTGGTGGTATCAAGTCGTGCGTAACGAAATTCACATCATTGATTATTTTGCAATAAGTGGTGCAAATATCGAGGAAATAGCTAAAATAGTGCTACAAAAGCCGTATATTTACGGAAAACATTACTTACCGCACGATGCTAGGGCTAAAACCTTGGCAGCTGCGGGCAAGTCAGTCATTGAGCAATTGGCAGAGTTTTTAGGCATTAACAACATGGCGATCGTGCCTGACTTGTCGGTGCAAGACGGGATTCAGGCGGTGCGTCAGATGCTGCCGATGTGTTGGTTTGATGCTGAACGTACACACGATGGGCTATAGGCACTAAGGCAATATCAGCGGGAATACGACGAGGACAAGAAAGCGTTTAGGCAAACACCGAGGCATGATTGGACGAGTCACCCAGCAGATGCTATGAGAATGTTAGCGATTGCTTGGAGGTTAGAGCCAAAGGTTAAACCGCCAGATGTTGAGAAACCGTTAATGGTCGGGCCAGAGAATACAGTTACATTGAATGATATGTGGGCAACCCACACAACACAACGGAGTAGAAGATTATGAGTGGCGTATCAAATC